GGAACTTCTACATTGCTATCGTCAAGCGGATAGATTATCAGCGTACTCATATCACACTATTTTTATAGGCTATTTTCACATCCACTTGAAGCTGCTGGAGTTTGTCTTGCGGTCTTGTATGAAACGTGAATGATGAGGTATTGACGATTGCCTCTACCAACTCCGAACCGATTTGCAGATAGACTTGCGGTGAGTAAATTAATTCACTCATCCAGTTAGCATCTAACAACCAGTCGCTGTTTAAGGTCATTGTTTCCTCAAACTCGCCTGAATAAATCGTTTCTGCTACTTTCGTTCCGTAAATGTTTTGGTTTTTTCCAAAGGTCTGCTTGGTCATATTGCCGACCTTTTTGTTTTTCATCGTAAAGGTGTAGCCATCAAAGCCACCTAAAGAGTTCTTAAAGAACAAACGCTGCGGTGCAAAACGCTCGCAGCTTTCGACTTCATAGTTAATCGTGTGGTTTTCCGAGGTTCTGCCTTCGCTATAATATTGCGTATCTCCCGAATGCACATACTCAATTGTAACCGTGTAACTGGTTATACCCGATAACAAATAGCTTCCTACCTGACCATCCGAGGTTTGACCGCTTGTTAAAGCGTAAATACCAGCCAAGCCAGTATTGAACATTCCATCCAGCGCACCGCTTGCTATTGTTCCTGATACGGAAAAGGTGCGAGTCGGTGCAGTAATGGTTACTTTATAGCTTGTCGAGCCAGTAAGAATGTAAAACAACACGCTGGCAAAGTCATTCTCGCCAACTCTTATCTTCCTTTTAGTAGGTTGCTTTGATAGTATCTTGGCTGCCGAGGCTAAGACATAATAGCCACTCGATACAAAATCTTCCCATTGGCGTTTATACCCTTGAAACACGATACCGCTTGCTATGGTTTGTCCGCTTGCGACTACTGGTGGCGTGCCAAACTCCTCTCTAAAACCTACCCGATATGTGCTGGCAATTAACGGATCTTGAAAGAAAGTAACCGCAGGCTTTGTGATGGGAACAAGCGTTTCGATAACCCTCGCCACGTTAAAAAAGCCTTGGTTGTTGGGTAGCTTGTCGCACTTCAGTCGGCTTAGTAAAGTCGTTCCGCTTACATCTGCAACGTAACGGTAGTTACCGCTTGCAAAGTTACTGCCTGAAACAACAAACAAAGCGTTGTCTGCGCTAAGTGATACGTTCGGCTGTGAGATAATAGATATGCTCATATTTTTATAGAGATAGAAATGGACTTGCCGAAGGCTTCGGCTACATCTTCGGTTAGTGCTTTCATAAGTGATTCGGGTAGTGCCTTGTCTAAGAAAAGGGTTCGGGGTGTGCCAAAGTTATATATGCGCCTTTGAATAACTGATGCAAGTGATGCCCTTGCTTCCAACCTATCGCCTCTCGTTCCACCTGGGTTAATCCCTTTGTTTGTTATCCACTCCTCAATTGATTGACGAGGTGGCATTTTAGTCTTGTATTGGAATGGACTGCCTTGCGCCTTTGCTCCGCTCTTTGCTCCCCTTACGCCCTCATTGACAAACTTCCAGTAGTCGTTCATTTGAATTTCGACCATGTAGCCACCCCCAATTTCTTGAACTGGTAAAGGCTTGATTGAAGCATTAAGGCTATCGGATGCAATGTGGTTGCCCCTGATTAGGTTTGCCTTAGAATCCTCTACAACCTTTTTGGCAAACTCTGCCAGCACCTTGCGAACGCCAGTCAGTTCTGCCGTGCTAAGCCCGACAAAGTCCGTGCCTTCAATAGATGAGATTTGTAATAGCTTGTCCATTACAAGTAAATGTACCCACCCACTTTTATTGGCTTTTCATTGCTTCGACTTCTTTCTTGTCTGCGTAATACTGAACGTAATTAAGGAACTGCCGAGCGTTGAGATTAAAGATGGCATCCCATTTGAGAACGTCACCCATAGCCAAAGAATCAACAACGACTATCCAGCCGTATTTCTTAGCGAGGTTAACTCCTTGTCCATCGTCTTCAACACCGCCTCCGAATAGTCCTTGATAATCGTCATAAAGCCTTCGGAGGCTAATAAGAAAAAAGATACCGCACCCCACACCTCTTTCATTGTAAGCTGCTTAAACTCCTCTGCTCTTTCTCCGTGCTTCGCCCCATCGTAGGGTAAGGTCTTAAACCACTTCCTTTCCCTCGAAAGGGTAGCCATTATCTTGTGCAGGTTTTGTATTACTTGGTACTCGTCTGCCATTTCGTAAGACATCATTTCAATTAGCTGACCAGCCGTGAGCGTATCGGTAAACAACGACAGCTTGTACTTCTTTTTATTCAGCGTGAAGGTTTCCTTATATCGCAACTTCGGAAGGTCTTTCATCTCGTCTTCGATTGCCTTGTACGCTTTACCAACCTCGGTCATAGGTAGGCTTTTCGCTTCGTCTAAGGATAGTCCTTTAAGAACGGCAACGATAGCCACCTTCTTGATTTGCTCGTCACCAGTAGCTTCTATGGCTGCGATGCGCTGGAATTGGTCGATTGTTAGGGATATGAATTTCATGGCTTGTAAAATATAGACAAGCACCTTCCACGCTCGTCTGCTGTGGTTTTATTTTCGGGGTAGCCTAATGCTTTTATAAAGCCAGCTAAATCTATTTGGTCGGTGTCGTGGATGATAAACGTACCGCCTGGCTTTACCTTATCCCAAAATAAAAGCAATTCAGGCACAATGGCTTGTCCGTGTTCTGCATCGTGCATTATCAATTCAACTGGCTCAATCCAATTTAGAACCTTTGCGCTTTCGCACATTGCTGCGGTGTTTACCTTGCAGCCGTGACCTTCCAGCAAGTCGGTTACTTTGTCTAAGTAATCTATATGAATATCCACTAACGATACTTCCATACCAGCCAAACCCATAGCTAAAGCCGAATGGCCCTGGAAGCAGCCGATGTCTAATGCGTGACCTTTTAACCTTTTGGCTTCGTCATACACTTGCAAAATGTGTTCCTTTGCTGTTACCCACGGATGTGAGTAGTCTAATTTCTCTAATGTCTTGCGTTCCATATTACGTGATTTACTCGTTGAATCGGGTATTTATCTCTAAGCACTAAATTTGTTAAAATAGCTTGGTCGTGCCTATGCTCCTTAAAATCGGGATGGTTTGGTATTTGGCTTGGTGCATCGTTTACTAAATGCTCGTCTTGCATCCATTCTCGCCACTCGGTTACAAGTGCGATGTTTTCATCGTTTGCCCTTAGACCTATTAAGCCAGCTTCTAATTGGTGGTCTATTCGCTCAATGCAAGGCAGCATCCCCATTGCCTCTAAGCAGTCGGCTTTAGTCCACTCTCTATGCAAATACCCACGACTGACAAATAGGTTATCCGAAACGACAACGTAGGCAGTTAGCCACTTCCAAAAATCTTCCGTGTGGTAGTCACCAGCATCAATGTAAAGGATAAAATCACCCTTGTATTTCGTCATGGTGTTTAAGAGTATTTCAGGCTTCCACCTCCACCAATTATCTCCCCTGCCTTTAGGGGATGGGTTGGTATAAGTTCTCAAAGGCAAGCCATTAACGAACTGCGTATTTGCCAAATGCTCGTATTTACCGCTTCCGTAGTTTACAACTCTAATCATATCAGCCTTGATTTTATCTCTTGGTAGCTTTGCCCTCTGCCTTGCGTGCCGTGGCTGTCAGCGTAAAGGTGCGTAAGTCCACCAGCAGCCGTGACCTTAAACTGAAAGTATGCGCTGCAATATCTCTCCACGATGTGACCAGCTTGCTCATGCTCTGGATCTAAGTCGCTTGCCATTAAGTTCTTTACAAACGGATGAATCTTATCTACAAACAAAGTGTAGTTTGAGGTCATTGGTAAAGGATCGTTGCTGACCATTACCTCCAGCCTTCTTAGTTCGGTCTTTATGTTGTTGTAGTTCCACCAGGTATTATCAGCGTAGGGATGCCAAAAGTAAGCGGTTGAGGTCATTGGCTGCTTCCAATCAGTTAGGTTGATGTCGTACTCGAATAAATTAACTACATCGGCTGTTATCAGTCCGTTCCGTGCTACTGCATACCAGCCAGTCCAAGCTACTAAGTTTGGTAAATGTTCGATGTTATCAGGTAGGTTTCTCGCTACGATAACTTTCTTTTCTCCGACATACTGGTCTAATAGGTCAATAGGTCGCTGCCCTAAAAACACATATCTCACATCGGGTAGCTGGTCAAACTTACCAGCCTGAATGTAGTCAATGACTATCTGCTGGTCGTGTACGAAAATAAAGGTTTGCGCTTTCATTCGTTTGGCTTTAGGTTGTAGGCATAGCACAACGCTTCTTTGACAGTTAGCTTTAAAAAAGTACGGTCAATATACTCTTGTTCTATAAATATCTTGTCAGGCTGTTCCCAATCTATGTTTGGCCAATTCCAATCAAAAACATCTCTTACAGATTGAGGATGCGTGTACTTGTGTTGTGGTACTTCTTGCTCTGCCTTGCATAAGTCATAGGCAAAGCATGCCAAATCAACCAGGCTGCATCTAAAACCTTTGCTTCCATCATTCGGTTTTACCACAACCGATGGCGCAGAAAAAAACCAATATTCTGCAAAGTCATTTGTTCGTTTTAAGGCTGAATGCTTTAGCATATCTAAGGCTGCCTCTTTAGGTATTATATTCATCTCGTTGTCGTTTAGGCTTGCAATATAAAATATTTTCCTGAATTAGCCACCTTTAATTTATTGAGTGCCACATATCTAAGCGCATCAATGGCGTGGTTTTGAAAGTCAACTGGTTCGTTTAGTGGGTTGCCGTTCTTGTCTTGCTTCCACTTGTATTCTCTAAATTCCTTAATAAGATTCACGCTGTTTTTAGTAACGTGTATCTTTTGCCTTCTTAATATGTCAATTGAGTTGCGTATGCTATCAGGCCCCTTTTTTGCTGGATGTATGTTAAACCCAAGCCTATGAACTTCTTCAATGCTTTTTGGCTCTGCGCTGTCTGCAATTATTTCTTGGGTTCGGTTTATAGCCATTGCTTTCATTTTTGATGCTATATCTTGATTGGTCAAATTTCTTTCATAAATTAATTCTTCAACATACAAATCATCTCCCTTTTTCCATACAGCAATTAAAGCAGTTGGATCATTGGTAAATCCCCAGTCTAATCCAAGCGAAACAAACTTGCAATTGATTCTATCAATGTCATCAACTTGTTCCCAATTCTCAAAAACAGCCCCTTGAAGCGTTCCAATTTGACCAAGCCCATACACCTTCCACCAATTAGCCCAATATTCAGATGTCTTTGCTTTTTCCCGTGCTTGCTCTATGTCTTTTTTAATTGTGTCAGGAAGCGCCTCGTTATCTAAATAATTTAAAACAATTAATTCGGAATCAGGCTCTTTTAAAACTTCGGTATGCGCCCAAAATTCAGCAGTTGGATTAAAGTCCAACCAAATATCTTCACTTGTTCTTATTGCTAATTGATGATATGATTCAAAAGTTATGTTGTTGCACTCATTGATATAAAGAACCTGCCTTCTTGCGCCTCGTAATTTTTCTTCTTGGTCTGCAGAAAAAAACTCAATATAACTTCCATTGCTAAATCTATAAGTCAACAATGTACTATTCCAGCCTTCATTTCTCCATCGATTTGTGGCTACCATTATTTTCTTAAAATCCTTAATCGCACCCCGTCGAAGATGAGGTATAGATTCCGAAACAACGCTAATTTCTTTTAGCGATGCACGTGCTGCCAAATCTATTAAAATAGGCAATATTCCAAACGTCTTTCCAATTCACCCCCTCCGTTGCCAAAGGGGGTTAACGCCCTGCAGATGTTCCACCCTGGACTACTTTCTTTCGGGCGGTCATCTGCAGTAGCTTGTTTATTGCGCTTGTGCGTATAAATGTTTGTACTCCCATTTGTATCCGTATGCTGTTTTGTATCGTTTTTCTTTTTTGCAACACTTAATAATACCAACGGTATTATAGCCTTGTTCACGCAATATTTGCTTTATACTTCCCCATTCTTTTATAATCTTTCCATTTATATCTAACTGCAACACAGCAAGGCTTTGTGGATTGTCTTTTCCCTTTGCCTTGATATTTAAACCGGTATCAAAAGAATGTTTAATATTTTCGCTTGGTGTAGCCCACTCTAAATTAGAAACGCAATTGTTTATCTTGTTGCCATCTTTGTGATTAATTTGGCTTTTCAATTCTTTATTTGTAATAAAGGCAAATCCCACAAGCCTATGAACCATATGGTATTTTCTCTTTCCGTTTTTAAACAGCTTGACTTGATAATACCCAGCCCCCTTTAATCTTAGCGTGATTGGTTTTGCAACACAATGCTGGGGGTTTGTTGAATTTCCATTACCCTTGCTTCTTACGTTTCCGATATTAGAAACCTCGTAAAGCCCCTCGTATCCAATTATATCTTTCCATTTTTCCATTTACAAATATAATTGTTTTTCCGTTAACTTTTACCACCTTGCTAAGATTCGGGAAATAAAGGCTGTTCTTGTTTGATTTCTGTTTGTTGCTTATCTACCAAGTTGTTTAAACGCTGCGTAATGCTCGCATTGTATTGACCTACCATGCCACCTTCAATTTGATCTTGGCGAATTGCACGCCTAATACGTGAACAGATAGCAACATATTCTAAATACCTATTATCACGATTTTCAAAATACTGACCTAAATCTTGCGCTATTTCGTTGTCAGCACACCAATTTTCAAAGCCCTCCATTGTCAATGGGGTTTCAAGCAACTCATAATCTTTGTTGCCATCTTTGCCAACAAACACCATTTTCTTTCGAGGGTTAGATTTAGTCTGCTTTCGGTAAGACTCAAAATGTTCCCATAACCTTTCAGGTGTTTCAATGTATTTTGTTCTTCCTGCTGCTGTTCCCATTATAGCTTGTCTATTAGTTCGCTTATCTTATCAATCAGCTTTTGTTTTACTTCATACGCATTATCTACCTCCGTGTCGCAGATAGCCTCCAGCGTATTAGTTAGTATTTGAATTACGTTTGCTGCTTCGCTTGGTGACATTGGCTTTGACTTTAGCCTCTTGTGAAACAATTACCGGTGCGCTTTTAGTTTCGTACTTGTCAAAAGCCACCATCAATTTTGTAAGTGCTTCGATAACGCAAGCCTGACACCAATTGTTAAACGAACCTCCGTAAAGTTCACCATGTACCTTTTGCATCATCTGCGCGACATCGTGCGGAATGGATACGCTACCAACAGCAAAGTATTGGTCAAGGTAAGGTCGTGCTGCCCTTAGTGATAAGTATTGGTCTTGTGTCATTTTAAAAGAGTTTTTTGTGCCATTGCTGCAAACCACATTGCACCGAACCCAACGGCTGGAGCATAGAAGGAAGGCTCAACTAATAACGAGGTAATCAAGCCAAACCAAAACGCCATACATACTTGGCAGTTCAAAGGTTTGCCCTTTAGCTTGAAGCCTGCAAGCATTACAAATGAATAGCCAGCCAAGCCAGCAAGTGCGCTAATAATTAAGTGCTGCATCCTTTAATGATTTATAGATAGTGTCTAAATTGTGGCAAACCGTGCGATAAGGTATCCCGGTCAATCGGCTGACCGCTCGTTTGTTCCTTAGTGTTAAATGTAGGTCTAAGAGTTTTTGTTCGTAGGGAAACTCGCTTTCATTATTTAATCGAAGATAAGCTACCTCTAATCGGTCAATCTTCCCTTGCGTGTCTAAATCTTTTTGATAATCATATTCTCCAGCAGTTAAGTCAATGCCGTGAGATTCAAGATACGATTCAACTGGCATCTCGCCTACTTGTCCGAGGTGGTCAATCGGGATAACCTCATCCCTATTTCGGTACTTCTTGTGAAATGATGAATTTTTAGAATTGGCAAAGTTCATCACTATCCTAACAACGTAAAACCGAAAATACCCTTTGTCGTGTGCTTCTAATATCTTGGCTTCGGGTTTCTCAAAAAGACAAAGCAGCACCTCCTGACATAAATCGTCATGGTAAGTGCTGCCGATTGACTTGCAAGCCTTCATCAGTTCGCCTGAATTATAAAGCTGCATTATGATTTGCCGTGCTTTCACGGCTGCTAATATAGTCAAATTATTTCATTTCCAACTCTTTAGCTTTTTTTTCGTACCAAACCGCTTTCTCTATATCCTTAACGGCATCGTCTTTATAACCTGCCCTCATTCTATATTTAAAGGAATTAAGCAAGCAGAAATGTATCACAGCTTCTTTTCCGTACACCGCCAGCATCATATCAATAACCTCAATCGGTTGCTGGTTGTAGTGTGGTTCTTTCTCTACCAGCTTAAAATCGTTCGGGTGGTAGTTTGTTAAATGGATGTGGTCATAGAGTACGCCAGTAGGAACGTGAAGATATTTCATTTACTTAGCGTTTAGTTGTTGTAATTTTAACTCCTCCAAGCTGTCTAAAAAGGACTGGCGTAACTCAATAGCATCGTTTACTATCTTCTTAGCCTCGCCAGTATATCCTTTGTCCATACACTCCTTCGCTGCAAATAGCTTCTCTAAGACTTTATCTCCGTAGCCTTTTCCAAGTTCTACATTGTTGATCCATCGGAACTGCCCATCGTTAATAGCAAGCGAATCATTTACTGCATCCCTTGCGTGGAGTAAGGTAGTGCGGTCACGATTGA